TGTATTGGTGGCGAGAAAGAAGTTACTGAAAGCAATACAGAAATGTGCAATCAGGTATTTGGTATTATATCAACAAATCCAGGACTTATGCTTAATGCAGGTGCTGGAGACGACAACACGCACCCATACATTGCACTTGCAGGTAGGGTACCATGTCGGGTAGTAGGAAAAGTAAACAAAGGAGATCGATTAGTCACTTCAGGTACAGATGGTCATGCTAGAGCAGCATCCGAAAGCGAAAATTTCAATTACATGCACGTAATTGGAAGAGCTCTTGAAACCAAAATCAACGACGAACCTGGGTTGATTGAAGTAGTTGTAGGAGCAAAATAAGTGGCTCACGTTTCAGTCGGAAAACTAATTGAAGCAATAGATTACAACACGTTGGCGACCACCGTCAACAAGTTGTTTGCTGACAATTATTCCACTGTACAATATCCAGCTACATTTACTGGCAATACATTAAACAATGCAAGTGCCAGTAATGCTATCTTTACTATTCACGAAACAGATTATCCATCTAGTAGCCCTGGTACAGGGCCGTTTACACTTTCACCAGCACCAACAGCTGGTGATTTTTTAGTAGTTCAAGTGGGAAATGAAGTTAAAGTTCTGGGATTTTCAATTGATTACTCTGCTGGAACTATTACATTTACACAACCATTACCGCAAGCAACACGTGTTGTTGTATACAATAGAACAACACATAGATTTGGATATGGTAGCAGTGCCGTAGTAAACAATTTACAGGTTGGAGACATTGTTGAAGCAGTACACATGAATGGTTTAATTAACAGAACTAATATTATGTTAGACCATGTTGGCAGTAACACAAGATACAATGTTGTACCTGTAGGACAACTTGTTTATGCTAGTGGACACAACAATCTAGAAAATACAATTGATACTGAACTATTTGCTAATAATACACATCTTACTGTAGATGCTGCCAGTGTTGTTAGTGGTCCTAGTTTTACACGGTCACAAGACTGGACTAATAGGCTAGAAGGTATATTTGCTTATACATTTACAGACTATAATCAAGCTAGATACTTTTTTAATAGTGGTGGAGAAATGCGCTGGGCACTAAATGCAACTGGTAATATCAGCAATGATGGATATGTAAGTTGGAGCAGTGTATTTAATAGACTGGGCACAGTACGTATGAATCATGACACTACCCTACAGAGCGGTACTGGTGGTATCAGTAACGGTAAAGGATTTTATCATCTTACTGATGATTGGCAATTAATTTTTACAAGTGCTGGCCCACGCACTGGTAGCGGATATGGATATGGATATGGATATGGATATGGATACGGCTATGGATACGGTTATGGTAGCAGTTATTCAGCTGTATATGCTCAATTTTATGCAAAATATGTAGAAGTAAATGGTAATTGGCAAGTACAAATTAAAGTAGTACTTGATGATACTTCATACCACACAGCAGTTATAGGTACTACAGAATTCTTAAGTAGTACACTTCAACCAAATAATCTAACACAAAATAATGTCAACTATAGTGTTACAGGTCCGGTTATAACAGCCATTGAAGATTTTAACAGCGGAAACGACAGTTAAAACACTTGACACGCAATCATAAATAAGTTATAGTAGTAGTTAAATAACCGCATAGGAGGTAAAAACACTATGGATGAACGCTTGGCCAAAGCATTGGAATTTTCTAACTATCGTAGTACGGTAGAAAACCAAAAACGTAATCTACGCAGTCGTGTAGACAGTTTACAAACAATCACATATAATAACGGAACTTTTAAAGCCGATAAATCAACAATCAGTTTTGTCAATACATTAATTAATTTGGACAATACTGAAATTGTAGTTGTTGACGAAAGAAATAACCCTATTGAAGTTTCAGATCCAAAGGAATTTTTAACAACACTTGTAGAAGCATATAATGGTTCTATGAATGAATTTTTAGCAGAGTCTAAAAAACTAGCAAAGGCTAGAAGTATTAAAAAAATTATGGATTGGTAATCAATGAGTTACAACGGCGTTTGTTTCTTTGCTTATAATAATAAAGATATCGACTATGTTAAATTAGCATTGCTTGCGGCATTATATGTAAAGAAATTTATGAAAAATAACAACACCTGCCTTATAACTGAGGAAGGTGATTTCAAATACTTGGTTAGCAGTCGTGGACAAGACTTAGTTGACAAGGCATTTGATGAAGTTGTGTTTACAAAAGTTAAACATAAACAAAATATGCGGACTCACTTTGACAGTCCATGGACTAAATTTACTAGTGAATTTAAAAATAGCAACAAGCATTTAATTTCACAATACAGTCCGTTTGATAAAACATTATTATTGGATATCGATTACTTTGTAAGAAATGACAGTTTAGATTATCTATTTGATAGTGATGTAAGTGTCGGTATGTATCAACAGGCTAGAAATTTAAAACATGAGCCACCATTTTTATATGAGCGTTACCTAAATCCAGTGGGAATTCCCATGTGGTGGTCAACTGTTGTTTATTTTGACAAGAGCGATGTGAGTGAGATGTTTTTTGACATTTGGGCACACGTGGCTGATAATTATGAATTTTATAAATTTTTATATAATTTTCCAGGCGCACTATTTAGAACAGATTATTGTGTGAGTATCGCTGTTCATTTAATGAATGGTATGGTAGGCACTGGTGATATGATTCATGAAATACGAGATCAAAAAATGGTTTATATGGATCAAAAAGATGAACTTTGGGAAGTTAAAAGCCCAACTGACTGGATATTTTTAGCAAACGATCGTAACGAGCCATGGAAAGATATTGCTACTCGCAACTATTATGATAACATTCACATGATGAATAAACGTAGTATTGATCGCCACTGGAAAGAAATGCTGGAGGTTTTAGATGTCTAATCAAGGATACATTACATTAAGTTCATCATCAGATATGGAAACACTATCTGAAGCATCACTATTAGCACGTAGTATTAAAATAAATGATAAAACTAGAGAAACATGTCTAGTTACTGATAATTATGAAAAATTGCCCAAACATATAGAGCAAAATTTTGATTATGTAGTTGAGTTACCATATGGTGCTATAATAGATCAGGACTTTGAAGTTAATATGTGGCAAATATATTATTGTACACCATTCGAACAAAATATTTGGTTACGTAAGCAGTCATTACTGATGAATAATATTGATGGTATTTGGGATAATTTATCATATTATGATTTGTTATTTCCAGATAAAACTACAAATTTTAAAAACGAACACAGTGATTTTTTAAATTACTTTAAATGTCATGAAAAAAATAATTTTACTACATATTTTACAGACATTTTTTATTTTAAAAAATCAGAATATGCTAGTGAATTTTTTAAACTATTAGATCCAGTATTGCAGAACTGGAGAAGTGTATATGTTAACTTAGTTAAAGAAAACAAGCCAGATTATTTTAGTTTAAATCTATTGATTAATATTACAATAAAACTATTTGGATATACTGATATATCCAATGAGTATTTTAAGTATACATTTTTAAGTTTGGAGAATGTACAATTAGACGATCATGATTTGCCAGAAGACTGGACAAGATATTTAAGTTGTTGGGTTAAAGACAACAAGGTAAAAATAAACAATCACAATTTATCGGGGTTGTGTTTTTACAATAGCTCGACATTTATAGATCAGGACACATTGGAAGATTATGGAATTAGCATTTGATCTAGTACCAACTACAGTTGTAGAAGAAAAAAAATACTTTGTTTCTTATAATGAGTGGAATGGAGAAATTAATTTTGTTACCTCCAGACAGCCATTAGATAATACTGATGTTTTTTTAGAAACTTCCGATATTTTAGCCAAAAAAATATTAAAAGGCGATATCAATGAACGTGATTATATTGTAGCATTTGTTGATGATGAAAATCTTGGAATTATTAAACGTGATGACAAATTGCGTTTACGTAGTAGTGAAAAAACATTACACCAAATATCCAGAACATTTAAAAAAGACTGGGATATACGTGCAAAGATATATACTGGAAATAACAAACTTCTAATAGAAATAAATCCAACAAGTATTCAAAAATTAACCAAATTAACATTTAAAAAAGAATTACATATTAGTAAGGAAAGTGACTTAACCATTTATTTGGTTAAACACAACAATCCTGATTTTTATATTGGTAGGTTAGAAGTGGATGCTGTCGAATTATTAGACAAAGGAAATTTATTATTTGACATTAGTGACACATTACAATATACTAATGTAAAAGATATTGGTTTGTTAACTAGACGTTGTTTTAAGAACTATCATGTAGAAATTTTAAATGAAAAATTAAATATTTTACAAAACACACTTGTTAAAAATCGCAATTTTATTATTGACCGGGCATTTAAAAATTTTCCATTCCCCCATATTACTATATACAGTAATGCAGATGGTGTTTTTGTAGAAAAAAATGTCAGCACTCATGAATTAGAAGAAATAGGTTTGTTAGAACAAATCTTAAAATTACACGTAGTTGGAAAAAACTCGATAGATGAATACTATGGTACGATATATGTTGATGTAGAAGAACTCAAAAAGCATAATACGATCAAGTTACCAGTAGAGGCAAATAACATTTTCGACTACAACTTAATACACAACAAACATAGACTGATATTGTCTATAAAGGATTAATACATATGGCTAACTTAGTACCAATTACAGAATTTGACGTTATTTTTATTAGTTATGACGAACCTAATGCAGATAAAAATTATGCAGACTTATTAGATAAATGCCCATGGGCTAAACGCAGTCATGGAGTATGGGGTAGTGATGCTGCACACAAGGCCGCCGCCGCCCTCAGTGACACTGAACGTTTTATTACTATTGATGCAGACAATATTGTGCATGATGATTTTTTTAATATAGAACTAGATATGGACAAAGTTGGCGCTAACCATGTTATTAGTTGGGCGGGCAAAAATATGGTAAACGGACTTGTTTATGGTAATGGTGGTATTAAGTGCTGGCCAGTACATGTTGTAAATGGAATGCGTACACATGAAGCGGCACCTGAAGGAGACAAAGCGGCACAGGTTGATTTTTGTTGGAATATTCATTATGTACAAATGAACAATATCTATTGTGATGTACACAATAACGGCAGTGCATACCAAGCATATAGAGCAGGATTTCGTGAAGGCTGTAAAATGAGTTTGGAAAACGGAGACGTTGTAGACAAATATGCACTTAAAAAGATACACAAGAGAAATTATCAACGTATGCTAGTGTGGATGAGTGTTGGAGAAGACACTCCTAATGGACTTTGGGCGATTTATGGATCACGTCTTGGTTGTTATATGACTAATATCGATCGTGATGGATGGGATTGGCGTGATGTACGTGATTTTGAATGGCACACCAAGTTTTTTCAGGAAACTGTTATGCCGCAATTTGCAGATGACGATGGTGATATGATCTGCCCTGCCACTGGATATAAGTATAATAGTCAGAAACTTAAAGAAGAAACGTTACGTTTGGGTCGCATTTTACAGGACGAATTAGATTTAGAAATTGCAGATATGGATGAAAAAGCCAGCAGATTTTTTAAAGAAGTTTATGTTAATCCTAGTAGGTTAGGAGCGCAAGTGCGTGAAGATCAAGTAGACGACAGTTTGGAGTAAACAATGTCAAAAGTACTACACCAACCCTGGGCTGCTAATGCGGTTGGGCATATGCGACATCCATTATTTGGTAATGTATGGATTAAAGATACCAAAGGTTTAGATTTTAAACAGCCTGATTTAAATGGAAAATATTGTAACAAATTGTATACCTGGTTGGAAGTAGATATGCACGGCCGGTGTTGGATGTGTTGTCCAAGTTGGCTTCCTTATCCAATTGGAAATATTTTAGAAAATTCTATAGAAGAAATATGGAATGGCGAAAAAGCACAAGAGCTACGTAAACAGGTTTTTACTGGAAAATGGGATTACTGTCAGACTGCTTTTTGTCCTATGATTCAAGGCGATCATCTTAATAATGTTTCTGATATTTTACAAGGTAAAGAATATGTCTTGCCACATGAAAAGCAAGCTCTAATATCTAAAAGTCTAATATCAGAACAATTACCTACTTATATAAATTTTAGTAATGATGAAAGTTGTAACCTAAAGTGTCCTAGTTGCAGAACTACAAAACTACTTTATACTGAAGGTCCATTATATGATAAACGTAAACAAATCAATGATAAGTTAGTTGAAGCATTTTTGACTACACCAACAGATAGAAATTTTGGTATTTTTGTTACTGGTAGTGGAGATCCATGGGCAAGTAAAATATATAGAGACATGCTATATAATATTAATGGTAGTGATTTCCCCAATCTTACCATTAATATGCAAACTAATGGAGTAATGTATACACCTAAACTATGGGAACGTATACACAAAATTCATAAAAATCTTGGAGATTGTAGAATAAGTTTTGATGCAGCTACAAAAGAAACTTATGAAAATAAAACAAGGCTTAATGGTGACTGGGATTTATTGCAAAACAATTGTAAGTTTTTAGATAGCAAGCATGTTGAGTTTCCTAATTTTAGAATTTTTTACGACTTTGTTGTTCAACAAGATAACTATCATGAAATGAAACAATACATAGAACTTATTGACAGCAGTTTTCCTAACCATAATGAAATTTGTTTTAGCATGGTGAGTGATTGGGGAACTTGGAGTCCAGAAGTATATAATCATAAATGTATTTGGAAAGAGGATCATCCAGAACATCAACAGTTTTTAGAATTTTTAAGAGATCCAATATTTGACAGACCTGATATAAGATTAGGGAATCTTTCATCAATGAGAAAAAAGGCATTAAGTAAATGAATCAACAAGAGCTCGACAAAGCAATACAGATGCGAGAAAAATTGAATACTGTTGGTCCAGGATTTTGTCTAGCAAAATGGGATCAGGTAACAATGCACTTGCATACTGGCATGACTCATAGTTGTCACCACCCTGCTCCACACAAGATAGATCTTGAAGATTTAGAAAACAATCCAACTGCTATACATAACAGTAAACAAAAAATAGAACAGCGCAAGGCTATGTTAGACGGTGAACGTCCTAGTCCATGTAATTACTGTTATAAAATGGAAGATAGTAATTCAGAAGCAGTAACAGATCGATATTTAAAAAGTGCCAATCTTTTTGCAGATAGATTTGAAAAAATTAAACAAAGTGGACTGGGTGAAAAACACATACCCAGTTACTTGGAAGTTAGTTTTAGCAACGTATGCAATTTGAAATGTACTTATTGCAGTCCTACATTTAGTAGCAGTTGGGTTAAAGAACAAGAAACAGAAACACCTATTATGTTGTTTGATGATACTACGTCAGAAAGACAGTGGGAATATCACAGTTTAGAATGGGCAAGGCATACTGGAGAATTACCTTATAAGAATAGAGATTATAATCCGTATGTAAATGCTTTTTGGTCATGGTGGCCTGAACTAAGAACTGGTATTAAAAATTTGCGTATTACTGGTGGCGAGCCATTAATGGCCAAGGATACTTTTAAGTTACTTTCAGAAATAGAAAATAATCCTATTCCTGATTTAGAATTAAATATTAATACAAATCTAAATGCACCTGAAAAAAATTGGCAACAGTTACTAAACTTTATTAAACGAAATGAAGATAGCAACATTGTTAAAAAATTAACACTTTTTACTAGTCTTGATGGCTGGGGAGAGCAGGCTGAATATATTCGTACCGGATTAGATTTTAATATGTTGTGGGAAAGACTCACACAACTAATAGAAGAACATCCAACAGTTGACAATACTATAATGTCAGCGTATAGTCTGATGAGTATTCCAAGTTACGGAAAATTTTTAGAAGAAATCTTAAAAATTAAACAATCTAAAAACAAATATAACGGCAGATTTTCAAACTATGCAAACTTTTTCCTAGAAAACAATTTAATTGACAATTGGGATAGGGGAGAAAAACCTTGTGCAGTGCATTTAGATATTAGTCCTATCACTTGGCCAGTTCATTTAGGTGTTCCAATTCCTGATAGAAAACAAACAATGCCTATGCTGTGGGACCAATATAATTTTATGATGAACAATCTAACAGCGGGTCCTGACAATAAAAACTTTTATGATTTTGAAGCAGAAAAAATGGGTAGAGTTGTTGACTATGCTTATTATGCTCATAGAGAAAACGAAAGGTGTGAAGAGCTAATGCAAATTTGGAAAGCAAACTTTCATATCTTTATCACTGATATGGATAAGCGCAGAAATACTAACTTTTCCAAAACGTTTCCTGAATATGAAGATTTCTTAAATGACTGTAATTTAGATTTTAAAAAATTAAGTAGTAAGAAGTAATATGACAGATATTAAAAAATTAATACAGGATAATTTAACTCCTGATGAAATGATTAAACAAACTAAAAGTTATTGTCCTTTATTATGGAGTCATATTCATGTAACTGCAACTGGTGATGTGTTGCCTTGTTGTATTGGGGACTGGAAAAGACCGATTGGTAATATTAATCAAGAAGATTTTGATGATATTTGGCAAGGCAATAATATGCGTACATTGCGCAAATCGTTAGTTAATGATAAAAAAGTACCACATTGTAGTACATGTTATAAAAAAGAAGATCAGAGTGGATTTAGTTTACGACATGACGCAATAACAAAGTTTCATGAAGCATCTAAACCAATGGTACTAAGCACAGACGACCAAGGCAATGCTACTGAAGCAAAACCAATATATTTAGATATCAGGTTTAGTAATATTTGTAATATGCGTTGCAAAATGTGCGGCCACTTTAGCAGTAGTAAATGGTTTGCTGACGCAAAAAAGTTAAGTACAGAACATGAAATTCATAATTACGGTACTGGGGATCCAAACGCAACTGCAATTATTCATGGCGTAAAGGACAGTAAAAAGTTACTTGATAGATTGGAAGAGTATCTACCACATATGCAAGAAATATATTTTGCGGGTGGTGAGCCTTTGTTCATGGAAGAACATTATCGTATACTAAACAAATTAATAGAGCTTAAACTTACCGATGTACATATAAGATACAGTAGTAATTTAAGTATTATGAAGTACAAACAAACAAATGTTGTTGACATGTGGAAACATTTTAGTAATGTATACTGTGCTGGCAGTATCGACACATACGGTAAACGTGCAGAAAACATACGTAAAGATACTGTATGGCCAGAAATAGAACAAAACATGCAACTAATTCATAAAGAAACCCCACATGTAAAAGTAGGAATAAGTCCTACTATACAGATTTTAAATGCTTATACTGTGTGTGATTTAAATAGACAGTGGGTTGAAAAGGGATGGGTAACTAAGTGGAGCATGTTCTGGAACATACTACAAAATCCAAGTTTTTATAATATTCAAAATTTTCCTGATCATATGAAAAAGGAAGTAGAAGATATATGGCTAAGCCATTTAGACTGGTTACGTGTTAAACCACATAGTCCAGTTTATAGTACTATTCATACTGCTATTAAATGGATGCACAGTGAAAAATCAAATGAAAAAGAACTGATTGAAATGTGTAAGCATACACACAGGTTAGATTTATTGCGTAATGAAGATACTAGAAGTACTTTTCCAGAGCTAAAATATATTTGGGATAACTACTGGCATGATTCCAAAGATTGACAGGAATAAGCATTGGCAATGTCCCTTAATTCCAGAACTTCTAAAAACTTATAAACTATCTGAATCAGAGTCTGGCACTTATATACATTGGTGTGAGTTAAACCAAGATCCAGATAGTCATCCTGCGATTAACGGCGTCATTTCTCCATACATTCCCAAGAACGTGTTAATAGATGCACAACAAGGCAAATGTCGTATTGTTTTTAGTACATTCCAAGAAAGTACAAATCCATCTAATGATTATCCGATAGAACACTCACATGACTTTGATTTAACTCTTGAACAGTTTTGTGATAAAGAAAATATACCCTATAATAATGTTGTATGGGTAAGCGGAGATCTACGAGTACAACAGCGACAAAAAAGTAAAAAAATTAGAACGTTTGGGTTTACTTGCTATGGACATGATATTCTTAGACATGTAGAATCAGAAATTGACCCCAAAGACTGGACATTAAAACCAATCACTGAACGCAATTTTGTTGCTCAATATATTTGCTTACAGCGTTTTATGAAACCTGGCAGAGTATTTTGGACTTGGTTATTAAAAAATAAACCATATCTAATGCACCCTCCTCATGGATTTATTAGTATTGCTGACAGAATAGACGGCTGGGGTTTTTTAGATAAGGCACGTGCGTTTATTACTATTATGCAAACTTATCAAGAACATATGGCCAGTCTTAAATGGACTGACAAAGAAATATCTGACATGTGGCACGATTTAGCAGACGTAGGATTACACACTCCTTATGTTTTAGATGTTACAGATCATGACAGTAACTGGTGCGCTGGTTCAGATACAACTGTCAGTAGTTTACCTTGGTATAACGCCAGCTTTGCTAGTGTTATAACTGAAACAGACATTCAAAGCAGTGGGTTATTCATAAGTGAAGCAACCTTTAGAGCATTTGTGTATCAACAACCTACAATATGGGTTGGGCAACAGGGCATAGTAAAACAGCTTAATGATTGGGGATTTAAAACCTGGGATTGGCTGTTTAGTGAAGATTATGACGAAGAGCCGTACATGATAGACAGACTAATAAAGTGTAGATCAAGTCTAATGGAAATAATAGAAATTGAAAAGACTCCAGAGTTACTAGAGAAAATTCACGAACAAAACATTTACAATTGGAATCATTTAAAGGTAACCTTTAAACAAGACCAAAAAGAAAGATTTATACAAATTCTTAAAAGTATTGTTGAATAAATAAACATAGTAGTTAATGGAGTATACATGATATTATTAACAGGAGCAAATGGATTTATAGGTAGCCATTTAAAAAAATACATGAACTGTATCACAGTTGACAAACAAAATTGTGATTACAATGGAGACCTCAGTAATACTAAATTTGTAAATGTACTTCCTGATGATATTGATACAGTTGTACACTTAGCAGCATTTAATAGTACAAAGAATTTCTATAGCACTCCATTTAGTGTTATTGATAGTATTGTTACACCAACAATGAATTTACTTAAACGCTACCCTAATGCTCATTTTGTATATGCTGGAAGTAGTGAAGAATATGCTGGAACTGTCAATCAGGGATGGGCGACAATTCCTACACCGGAAGACGTTCCACTGACAGTGGAAGATATTACAAATCCACGTTGGTGTTATGCTAGTGGAAAAATTGCAATGGAAAGTGCAGTTATTAGTCATAGTGTAGAACGTGGTAACACATATACAATACTACGGTACCACAATGTATATGGTCCAGGACAGCAAAATCATTTTATTCCAGAGTTTATAGATCGTGTTAAAACAGGAGACTATAAACTACCTGGGTGGAGTGACACTCGCAGTTTTTGTTATGTTGAGGATGCAGTAAAATTAACAACATCTGTATTGAAAGAAGAAAACAAAATTATTAATATTGGTAATCCAACTGAAACTAAAATTATAGACGTTGCAAATATTATTGTAGAACTCTTGCAGCTACCCGACTATTTTGAATTAGTAGATAGCCCGCCTGGCAGTACTCCAAGAAGGGCACCTGATTTAACAAAATTAAAAAGTTTAGTCCCTGACTTTATATGGACAGATTTAAAAACAGGATTAGAAAAATGTCTTTAGAAACAAGCGACAATATGATTGGAAAGCAGGCGTTTTATCCTGCAGAGCGTGGGCATGTAAACTTAGTGATGATTATTTGTAATCATTGTCCATATGTACTATTCAGGATGCCAGCAATCAGTCAACTAGTAAAAGATTACAAAGATAGAGTCAAAGTATTTGCTATTAACAGTAATGATGCAAGTCCAACAACTGAAGATAGTCATCCAGAAGATGCTCCTGAATACATGGAGGATTTTATGGAACGGTGGGATTTACAATGTCCATATATTTTTGATGGCGATCAAGGTATTGCAACAGCATATGGTGCAGTATGCACACCTGAGTTTTATGTAGTAGACACTGATGGTATTATTGTATATCATGGTGAACTAGATCCAAGTCACACTAGTAACGACTTAATGCCCACTGGCAGTAGTTTACGTCATGCATTGGATTTAACACTAGTAAATAAACCAATCAATTGGGAACCCAACCCTAGTTTTGGATGTAGTGTAAAATGGAAATAGGTGTTGTTGGTTTAGGAGTTGTAGGTAATGCTTGCAAGTCAGGTTTTGAAAAATGTGGATACAATGTTAGTGTACATGATTTAATTTTAGGCACCAGTATATCTGACGTACTAAACACAGAAATATGTTATATTTGTGTTCCTACGCCAAGTAATCAAGATGGTAGTTGTAATACTGAAATTGTAGACAGTGTAGTACACGAGCTATTTGAAAATAATTATACTGGTATTTGTGCTATAAAAAGTACAATTAAGCCTGGACATACTAATAAACTTAACCAAAAATACAATACAGATCGTATTGTATTTGTTCCTGAATTTTTAAAAGAGCGCAGTGCAGAATATGATTTTGTTTTTGATCATAAACTATTATTAGTGGGTACTGAAAATATTAATCATTATTATGTTGTTATACGCAGTCATGGAGATTTACCCAAGAGTCAAATGCGTGTAACACCAACTGAAGCAGAAATAATGAAGTATTATCATAATACATTTAATGCTACTCGTATTGTTTTTGCTAATGTGCTTTTTGAGATATGCGAAAAAATAAATGCAGATTATGATGTTGTTAAACACGCATTTTTAACCAATAACAGTATGCCAGATGAGTATTTAGATGTAAGTAAAGATTTACGTGGCTATGGTGGTGCATGCTTGCCCAAGGATGTGTTAGCAATGCAAAAACTATGCGAAGCATTAGAACTACCATATGAATTTTTTAAATTATTAGATGCTGAAAATAATAAATTTGAAACTACAGTTTTTGAGGGTATGAGAAAATGAATTGTGAATATTTAGAACCAGAAGTTTTTGAAGACCATAGGGGAGTAATCAGAAGTTTTTATCCTGACGAAGCGGTAGTAGAATATAACTTAATGACTATTAAAAAGGGAGAAATCAGAGGGTATCATTATCATCCTCACTTCCATGAGTATATGCTAGTAGTACATGGCTGTTGTATGTTTACTGAACTTACGGATAAACCTATTAAAAAAATATTATATGAAGGTGATAGTATACGTATACCAATTGGTACAGCTCATAGTTTTGAAGCATTAGAAGATATGAAATTTGTAAGTATGCTTACACGTAAATGGCACAGTAGTGACCCCCCAATAGTAAAGGTTGATGACAATGGACATGAAGTTACATCTTGACACTGGAAAAATATTGACTATAAAACTCGTAGATCATCATTTAATACGAGAATGGGCAAATCTTTTTTGTAGTCTACCACTTGAAGAAACTGAAATATCTAGACTAGAAAATCGTAGTGATAGTTTTGACAAGAAAAAATTTGACGAATTATTTGACGTTTTAGTTACTGGAGTTAAAGCATACGGCGGTCCTGAGTTTATTATCAACGATTATAGTGACTTTCCAAGTATGCAAAAGTTACTTAATAAGATGCACCATTGGTGTGTTGAATTAGTACAGGATAAACATCGAAATCAAGATTATCCAGAATATCATAACGATGTGACAACCATTGGAAAACTTAATAGTCTATGTCACCAATGCGAAACATTGTTGCCTGGCGGAACTAACCCATTACCAGAATCATGCAGACATATATATTGGGACCAACAGGTAAGTAGAGAGTATTATAATAACAGTGCTATGAAACTAACAGATGAATGGCTTGATTTGATGACAACAGAAAAGTATGATGTTTATCTTGCCAAACGTATTTTAGGAAAAGACTACAGAGAAGCCTACAGGGACAATGATGATCCAACTTATAATGAAATGCAACCATTGGGTGATAGAATACCATTGGCAATGGAAGTAGATCCATTGAATCAATGGCAAGACTTATTTAATTTACAAGAATTTTTAGATTACTTGCCAGTACCTCCTACACCTAATAATATTGGAAGAATACCAATTGGTAACATGGTAAGTCAAGTTGACAATATTGAAGATGTATTGTATAATAGTAAGATAATAAGGGCTACATTAAATGAATCCATTTGATCTAGTTCATAAATTTGAAGAGCAGATTGCAGAATACACCGGTGCTCCTTACGCAGTTGCAACAGATTGTTGTACACATGCGATTTATCTAAGTTTATATTATTATAAAAAAGAACACCCTGGTGTCAATTATGTAACGATACCAAAAAATACATATGTAAGTGTTGCAATGCAAGCTCAACATCTTGGATTAACAGTTGAGCTAGAAGATATAGAGTGGGAAGGCGCATACAGTATTGGAAATACACGGGTTGTAGATAGTGCCGCAAGACTGTATCGGGGGTGTTATCAATCAGGTAAATATCAATGTCTTAGTTTTCAATTTAAAAAAATATTAAGCACAATACGTGGTGGTATGATACTCACAGATGATAAAAAATTCTATGATTGGGCACAACGAGCTGTGCATGACGGTCGCGATATGAGTGTACCCTATGAACAGGACACTATTACATTTGCTGGCTGGCATTATTTTATGACACCAGAAACTGCTGAATTAGGACTTGCTAGATTACAGGTATTACCTGACACAAATAATGATTGTGCTGGAAGCTACACATATCCAGATATAAGTTACATAAAGGATTTTTGATATGAAATCAAAAAATGAAATGTTAATACATTTTAAAAGTGGAAAAGTTCATATAGCTTTAATTGATAATGATTTTGTTAATGGTTGGCGTGAGAACTTAATGAAAATGGAAATGATCAACACATGGAATGAAAATCTATTTCCTGAAGTGAAACTGCATACTAGTGAAATATTAGAAATAAGATCAAAGTACAGCAAAAAGTTTGACAAGCACGTTGACGAGTTAAAAGAAAAATATGGCATTTCCTTTCCAGGAAAAATGGATTCTAGCACAGTAAGTCAGGAACGACTTAATTTATTACATAAATGGGTTACGCATGGAGCATTTACACGTAGTAATTGGGAATTACCAAATGCAAAAATAACTGACATAAACAACAGTAAGTGGAATCATTGGAAAGATTATAATTTTAGACAAGACCATGAACCAGAGTTTGAAGTCTCAGACGAAATAGCAGAAGATGTAACTCGTATTCTTTTTGAAATGAATTGTGATATACATTGGTATGAAGAAACTATCACTAGTCCACGTGTCCAACAGTTATTAGATTGGGGATACAATTATAATGATGGCTATCATGTTATTCAGAGATATACTAGTGGAAAAATGGAAGCATTTGATGTTCTAGAAATACCAAACGAATATAGAAAGTTTTGTACATATGATACAGAACCAGACTTATGGCTACCATTTGCAGTGCTGGGCAAGGAATATTATACATGTTGGGTTAATATGGATAACCCAAGTCAATTTGATATGACTAATATTGACAAAACATATGCACCTGGTTGGGAACTTCAACCAAATAGTTTTACTGTAGATGTATTACAAAAGAAAGAATTTCAACAATGGTTAACTGATCATTTAGTACCTACAAACCCTTTTTGTATTGGAAAAATTCCACTTGGTTACTGCATTAATAAAAAAGATTTAGATTGGAGTCGCATCCTACAAGAGCAGGTAATTAAAGTAGAATGGCTTTAGTATACAATCAAAATAACTTTAAAAACAAAGTCATTGTTACTCCTGCTAGAAGTGGGAGTAGTTGGCTAGTAAGTGCGTTTGAAAGACAGGGATATAATTCGTTCCCATTAAGTATGAGCGAAAATTCCAGCCTTAGTCCTGCATTGCAAGATTTAGCAATATCTGATTATAATGTTGATGAGAGAATTGAGTATATGCATGATTGTCAGCCCTTTGTTACAAAAGTTTTTTGCGATGATCCAATTGACTTAAATAGATTACTTTATTATAAAAATGGAACAGAGTTTATTTGGCTGTATCGAAAAAATAAAGTTGAGCATTTTTTAAGTAATTTACTTGCATGGGAGACTTCAGTATTTCATATTGAGGACAAAGTATATAAGACTCCAGATGACATAGATATTACTGACGAGCATATGTATACATATGAAACTATTTTGATACACGAATACACGATGTACAACAAGTATAAACATATGTTTAATTATGAAATTGAATATAAAGAAATATTTGATAATAACCCATGGGGATTAACTCATACTGATAACATGCCAGTCAAAGTAAACAAATATAATACTGCTTTGTTGCAAAAAGCAGAATCAAAATTAAAAGAATGGGATTTACTATGAGACAAGTAAAATTAGTAAACAATTGTAGAAGTTGCAATGCAACTTTAGAAAAACAAGTTTTTGATATTGGTGAACTAAAGATCAATGCATTTACTCCAGAGCCCAACACAGATGTTGGAAGTGCGCCTCTTACACTTATGCATTGTGATAAATGTGATCTTATTCAATTAAGCCACACTGTGCGTGAACAAGAGTTATATGAAAACTATTGGTATTTGTCAAGATTAAATAAAAAAATTGTTGACAACTTACAAAGTATCGTACAAGATGTATGTTGTGAAGTAGATGTTAACCAAGGAGATCTAGTACTTGACATTGGAGCAAATGACGGAACACTATTAAGTTTTTATAATAGTGATAATGTTATTAGAGTTGGATGTGATCCTGCTAAAAACATTCACAGTGAATTAGAAAAGAACTGCGATTTAATGATTGGAGACTTTTTTAATAAAGAGAACTGGACTAATGCTGTAGGAAAGCGTAAAGCAAAGATTATTACAACTGTTGCCATGTTTTATGATTTAGATGACCCAAACAGTTTTGTATCAGATATAAAAGACATATTAGATAATGATGGCGTTTGGTTATGTCAGCTAATGACTGCTCGACCAATGCTGGACTCAAATGATTTGGGTAATGTAATTCATGAACATATTGAATATTATACATACAAAAGTTTAGTAAACTTAATGGAAAGACATGAGCTAGAAATATTTGATGTGCGTGAAAATGATATCAATGGTGGAAGTTACCAGTTGTTTATTCGTCATAAAAATTCTGGAAGTATTAACTATGCTGAAAATATTACACCAGAGCATATTAATAACTGGGCAAAAAATATAGATAAGAATCGCGATGATACAATGCATTTTATACGCTCTGAAAGAGCGTCTGGTAAACGTATCTATATTATGGGTGCAAGTACTAAAGGTAATACTATTATGCAGTATTATGGATTAGACGGCGATACAATTGATGGAGCAGCTGAAATACATCCTGATAAAATTGGTAAATACTTAGTAGGTAGTAATATTCCCATTGTACATGAAGATGAAGCCAAAGAGAAAGCCGATTACTTTTTAGTATTCCCTTTTCATTTTAAAGAATTGTTTGTTAACAAAATTATGGCAGACTGGATTGCAGGCGGCGGTAAACTAATTTTCTGTACACCAAATTTTGAGGTAGTAGGATAAAATGAATAAAATTTCTGATATGCTTAGTGGAGGCCCACATAGTCGTGTTATGGCTATAGTGTCTAGGCCCGATAGCGTTGGACTAACAATATCAGAAAAAACTAATATTATTGCACGTACATTTAGACTTGATAATGATAACAAAGTTAAACTGTCCTGCTTTTATAACAAAGAAGTTGGCGATTACTTTGTTGACAAAATGTCTAAACTGACAGGAAAAGACAAAACACAATTACGTAATGAGAAGGATCAATTTTGGTCCAATCAAAAATATACAATCAGTGGAGATATATTAAATGATAAAGAAATATTATTGGAAAAATTAAATGAACTTATTAAAAAACACACATCATACGGAACTATTTTAGTTTTTGATATTAATAATGCACAAGATTTAAATTATGTCCTTACAGAACTTCCTTATGAAATTTTAAATAGTTTTTACGAAGTAAAATTTAATCTACGACTAACAGCTCTTTATGAACATTTTAATTTTATAGAATATCCAAATCAATGGTCCAGTAATAAAGAATATAATATATTTTCTATAATTCATTTTGCTAATGAATTACCTTTTGCATCTGTTAATATTGATGTTAATTTAAATATGTATAATATATTACACATACTGGATATGATTTGGTTCTTTAGAGAACGTATAGACAGTCATGTTAATTTTACCGTCAGTAATATTGATTTAATAGCGTTAGATGAAAACTTAGTCCAGTATATAAAAAATAATTATAAGAATTTTTATAATGACTATCGCAAACTTTGGGAAGATCAAGATAATCAAATTAAAAATATACTTGATTCAATAATTGATATTTTATCTAAAAACCAAAATACAGATATGATGGCGATATATAATTTTAAAAAAATGCTAACACTTAAAGGTGAACAACAGAATCAATATTGGCATGATTATTTTCCTGAACTTAAAAAGATTTTAGATTTTCTAGAACGTTCTAAATCTAATGATCTTGTGAAATTACAGACAACTCAAAAGAAAAGGAAAACTATAATTGCAAAAGCTATATAAGGATCAAATCAAAAATAATCCACATTTTTGTATAATGCCCTTTGCTCACAGTCATGTAAGCACTGAAGGAGAAGTTGCGCTCTGTTGTCTAGCGGCTTATAGATATGATTGTGGGGATCGACCTAACGTCAGACAGGAAAAAGATTTACAGGCACATTGGACCAGCGACTGGTATAAAGAACGGCGACAGCGTATGCTTGATGGTGAAGCACTGCCAGAATGTAGAACATGTTGGAAACAAGACAAGCAAGGTCCTGGCAGTGATCGAACCACTGCAAATCATATGGTTTTAAATCATTGGACTAACGAAATAGACGATAATTGGGATATAAATGTAGAAACTGGAAACACTTATAACACTCCATTGTGGACAGATATTAGACCTGGACACACATGTAATTATAAATGTAGAATGTGTACGCCTGGAGTAAGTGATAGTATTGACAAAGAACAATTAGAGCATACTGATGTTTATAAAGAAACTGGAGCATATCTCCAGGGTGTTAGTGAAGACGATCCCAAACATGTAACTGGATTAACATTTAAGGAAATGAGTAAGTGGATTGACGATCCAGTAACACGTGCCAGTTTGCACAAGTGGATTGAAAGTGAACATTATGTTACTATGAAACTTATTGGAGGAGAACCGTTGGCCACTCCTGGGTGTGTTAAATTAATCCAATGGTGTGTTGACAGCGGTAATACTAACTTTACTTTAGCAATTACTACTAATGGCAGTATTGCTAAAGGTAAAATATTAAATTTACTAGATCGATTTAAAGGAGTAAGGATTGACTTTAGTGGAGACAGTAATTTAGTTTTAGATCCATTGGTAAACGAATATCAAAGAAAAAATGCAATCAGTAGTGTAATGCATGAAAATTTCATGTTGTTTAATACAATTGATAATTGTAGTGTTAATTATTTATGTGCAACTGGATTATACAATATTTTTAATATTGTAAACGTATTGGAATATTGGTATACATATGGTATGCTAAACAAGAAAGATACAAATAATTATGGTAAGTTAATAATTAATTTAATTGAATATCCAGAAGAGTTTAATATTGAATTATTGCCAGAACAATACAGAATGGAAATTGCAGACCAAATACAATTATTTTTGCAACGTCCAAAATTTGTAAGCATATGCAATGAAGCATATGGCAACATTGAAATATTTACAAAGTCTAGTAGATTGGATTTATTAATTAATAGATTGAGAAAGCCATTATTGCCAGATAATAAAATCAATGTCCTGCGTAAAAAATTTGTAAAACGTACTGTTGCTTTTGATAAAATAAGACAAGATTCGTTTCGTAATTCATTAAATCCTAAAATTGTACAACTAATAGATGAGTGGTCTGATATAAATGACTGACAATAAAAATAAAATATCTACCGGTGGAGTTGTTATTCATAATGATGATGACTTTACAGCTGATCGAGATCAAGTACTTAAACGTATGATGGCACGTGACGTTATACAGCATGACAATAGTCACTTAGGTGGAATTGATGCCCAAAGTACACGGGTTCCATATTGGAGTGAAATTTATCAGAGTCAAGATGATGTTCGCCGACCGGCATATTATAGTGATTTTTCAAATAAAAATCAAAAATTATACAAAGGAAGTATTGAACTAGTAATTTTACCAAGTTGGGGAGTAATATTTCCTCCTTATAATATAGCTAGATTGACTGGATTATTGCGCTATTATGATTATGAAGTTAAAGTTTCAGATATCAATATTAATGCATACAGGTATTTTAATTCACACTCTGGATATGATATAAATTGGTGGGACAGTAATAAAACTCATTACTGGGTAGAAGAAAATTATTGGACTTATATACACGAAGATTTAAAGCCAGTTCTTGATAGATATATTTCGTCTATTGTTTCTAGAAAACCTGCACTTGTTGGTTTATCCTTATATACTACTAATTTACAGCCTAGCTTATACTTTATGCATCAATTAAAAGTACATTTACCAAATGTTAGAATTGTAATTGGTGGACCAGGATGTTTTCAGACTGATGTATTGAATAGTGAACATCGCTGGTATAAAAAGAAAAATAAAATAGATATTGATTTGTTTGACTATACAATTACTGGTGAAGGTGAACAAGAACTTCTTACACTAATGGAAAATTATAAAACAGATGAAATGAAATCGGGATCAATTCTAGGAGGATTCAACAGTAATCTAGATTTAAATAATTTACCGTTTCCAGATTACAGTGATTATGATTTAAGTTGGTATGACTATAGTGATGGTGTTAGTCTAGAAACAAGCCGTGGATGTATTGCTAAGTGTACGTTTTGTAGTGAAACACATTTTTGGAAATACCGCTGGAGAGAAACTAATCGTGTTGTAGAAGAAATGAAGTATCAGTATGATCGTTATGGTACTAGAAGATTTTGGTTTGTAGACAGTTTGGTTAATGGTAATTTTAAAGAGTTTAAAAGTCTAGTTGAAGGTATAATTGAAAGCGGTATGAAAATACGCTGGAACAGTTATGCTAGATGTGACGGTCGTATGGATCTTGACTTTTTTAAAAAACTAAAACAAAGTGGGTGCATGAGTCTTAGTTTTGGTTTAGAAAGTGGCAGTCAACGTGTACTTGACAGTATGAAAAAAAATGTTAAGATTGAAGAAATGGTGGCTAATTTACGTGACTCACGTTTAGCTGATGTAAATTGTCACGGTAATTGGATTGTAGGATTTCCGTCTGAACATAATGTTGATGCAGCACACAGTCTACAGTTTTTATGGAATATACGTAATGATTTATATGCCATTAGTCCAGGTTTTGGTTGTGGTATTGCACAATTTAGTGATATAGAAGTAAATGGATATAAAAACTATAAAATTATTCCTGACGTTTATTTTGAAAATGAATGGTATACTGAAAATTTTAAAAATACTATTTTACACAGAAGTTTGCGTATTAAATTTATGGCTATCTTTATGGATTTAATTAAGGATCAAAATAGTTATATTGTTAATACACAAGCATACAAAAATATTAACAATTTTTATACTATAGAGTTTACAGACAATAATACTCCACTTGATTTTGTAGAGCAAACAGATGCCAACTTTGACTATTTTAGTAATCCTCAAAATGATATTGAAAAATTAAAATTTGGTATAGTTAATGAATATATTTCGTTTGCGTGGGCCATTTACAGTATATTTGGTGCATATAGTTTAACCATGGAGTTCAACAAAGAAAAAGATTTCGATGAATTTGGACCATCATTGACTCATGATTATTCGGCCAAGGTAAATATAATTATAGATACTGATGGTAACATGTGTTTAACACTATTGCATAGTTATACTGAATCAAAAGAATGGGAAGATTATCATAATTTAAACTGGGATCATGAATCAGTAATAGTTGAAAAAAATATAAAAGAGTTTTTAACAAATGAAAATTAATATTATAACAAATCCAAGATGCGGCAGTACATATTTTTATAATATGTTGGTTTTATTCTATTCTCCGTATCAACATTTTCACATGTGGAATGAACCGTTTAACTTAAATACAAAATCACACGGAAAAAATATAGATGAACTCCTACATGAAGCAAACATGCGAACTGAAATAGTGTTAAAACACCACTGTACTTTTTTTAATTTTATGGAACCATACCAACTTGATAAATTAAAAAATATGAAAAACTTTTATAACATTGTGTTAATAAGAAAAGATTTATTGCAAACTGCAATAAGTTTAGCTATAAGTACACACAAGGGAGAATGGACTAGTTATACTGATACTAAAATCACAATACCTGTAGATGAATTTTTAAAATATTTAGAAACAATATATGTTAACACAAAAGAAATAATTAATAATAAACATGGATTTAAATATGATGAAATTGTTTATTATGAAAACTTAAAGTTTAATCATAATGAAGATTTTAATTTAACAATGTTAAGTAAAACATATGATTATAAAAAAATGCGAGAGTATTATCCAGAAATTAACCTATACAAAAAAAGTGATAAAATAAAACCGGCTCCTGATAAAGAAAACATTTTAGAAAATTATAATGAAATTTATGAGGCTGGAATAAATTACTTACAAGGAAAAGGAACTAAAAATTTTGGTATCCGAGATGGGAAATTATGGAGAATAAATTGCAATACTTTGAATAGGAACTTATTATGAAAATATTAATTTTTGGTTTGCCAGGCAGTGGTAAAACTACGCTGGCAAAACCATTAGCAGAGCTTATTGGTGGTGTACACTTAAATGCTGATGAAGTACGCAAGCACTATGATGACTGGGACTTTACACCAGAAGGGCGTATGCGCCAAGCAGCACGTATGCGTTACTTGGCAGATGGGGTAGTCATGGCCGGCAAAATAGCAGTTGCCGACTTTGTGTGCCCAACTGAACAAGCCCGATTAGAATTTGCACCAGACTTTACAGTATGGATGGATACTATTAAAGAGGGTCGTTTTGAAGATACAAATAAGATGTTTGAAGTGCCACTGGACAAAGTAAACTATCATGTTGCTGAATGGTTTAGTGATACACATGCACAGTTGATGCCTGTTGTAAAACGTTGGATAGAACACAATGGTAGCAAGAACAAGGCATCTAGTTAAAGCGGTAACCTGGCGAATTATTGCCAGCGTAACCACAGCACTTATTGCATTGACTTTTGGCGTACCGGCCAAAGCAGTAGGGGCAATATTCATAGCAGACTTGATTATTAAGTTTGCTTTGTATTATGCTCATGAACGTGTGTGGTACAATTATATTAAGTTTGGAATTAAAGAATGAGTTTTGATTGGAAAAGACCCACCACACAAATGTTAGGACGATGGCAACCCTGGCATGATGGGCATACAGAACTGTTTAAGAGAGCATTAGCAGAAACAGGACAAGTAGTTATTATGATTCGTGATGTTGGCGGTATTGTAGGAGAAGATGCTGGAGCAGGACGTACTATAAAACAAGACGATAATCCTTTTAATTTTGGGGATGTAAAAACTAAAATTATAGAAGGACTAGCACGTGCTGGTTATACATATAATGAACATTATCAAATTATGCATGTTCCTAATATTGTGGATATTAGTTATGGTAGAGGTGTCGGATATACCTTTACAGAACACGATTTAGGTGCTATAATACATGATATAAGTGCTACTAAGATAAGGGCAGAAATGAGAGAAAACGGTGAGCTATAGGAAATTAATAGATGGCACAAAAGCTGAAGAATATGAAAACCCAGTAGTATTACAGCTTATTACCAAGTGTCCTGGAAAATATAAATTACTTGATCAAGAAACAGGTGAAGTATATGTTGGCACTAATCCAGGACCTGGCGAAAAAGTAAAGCACTGGAGAAAAGTAGAATAAATGTTAGATGTATTTTTTCTAAGTTATGATGAACCATTTGCAGATGAAAACTTTGAGTTATTAAAGTTGTTTGCACCACACGCTAAACGTGTACACGGCATTAAAGGTATTTTTGATGCACACAAAGAGTGTGCCAGATTAGCAAAAACTGGACACTTCTATGTTTGCGATGCAGACTGCTTAATTGAAGAAGAATTTAGTTTTAAATTTAAACCAGACAAGGATCGTTTTGCTTATCCAAACACACCGGAAACAGATTGTGTTTATACTTGGCGTAGTCGTAATCCAGTAAATGATTTAATTTATGGTTACGGTGCTGTTAAGTTATTCCCTAAGAAAAACCTTATGGAAGCAGAAGATTGGAATGTAGATATGACTACAACTATTGGGGCTCCGTTTGTACCTAAATTTCAAATAAGTAATATTACAGCGTTTAATACAGATCCATTTAATACCTGGAAGAGTGCATTTCGTGAATGCACAAAACTGGCATCAAGTATCATCCCCAATGCTGACAACACTGATAATGAATATCGACTTAAAGTGTGGTGTGAACGTGGAGCAAAGCGTGAATACGGAGAATACTCAATGCTAGGTGCACAACAAGGTGCTGATTTTGGTCGACATTATAAAAATAATATCAATGCATTAAAATTAATCAATGATTTTGACTGGTTACGGGAGCAATTTGAAAGTGCAAAATGAACCTAATCAAGACTATCTTTGGTTAAATGGATTAGAAGAATATTTCCATGCAATTGATCATCCAGATAAAGAAAAAATTAAAGATATTAAAGCCAGTATATTATATGGTAATCCTTATAAAATTCGTAACTTAATAATGAATGAAATTTATCGTGGGCCGCATGAACTAAGTGAAAAATTCTCTAAATCTATAATGGCTTATTATTTGGATAACGAGCCAGGTAATGATCGTAGAGCACTACAATATATCAGTCATTGTATCGACGATGATTTTTTGCGTACAGCAAGTCGTTGGAGTATTAAGTGGCACAACTTGGTTAACTTAAATGATCACTTGAGTAGAGGACAAATACAAAGCAAATTTTGGATGTTAGATCATCTAAAACCCGTATTACAAGAACGCAAAAAACAAGGATATGACGTCGATACTGTGGTGCATTATGGTGGCTGGTATGCAACAGTTGCCTGGTTTATTTTAAAAGAATTTGCAGATATCAAACAATATTTTAATTTAGAAGTAGATCATACATGTGTTGGGATCAGTGATGATTTTAATGAAGAATTTTATAATGATAGTTGGCGTTTTAAAGGCATCGGCATGGATGTAAATGATGTCAAGTGGAATAATCGATCATTTAAGGCATGGACACAAAATAAACAAAAAGAAAAAATCAAGTTAAAAATAGGACCACAACTAATTATTAACACTAGTTGTGAACACATGTCAGATGACTGGTTTTATAATTTACCCAAGGACATGTTAGTGTGTTTGCAAACTAATGATTATTTTAGTAACGAGCAACACATAAATTGTGTAAACAACGTAGATGAAGCTCTTGAAAAATATAAATTTACACGTGTTTATTATAGTGGTGAATTAGACACACAACTATATAAAAGGTTTATGATTATAGGCAGAACATGATTGAAGATCTTTCATTAAGACAATTACAAACTGAAAGTGCTCGTGCATTAGTTGTTATGGGTGCAACTAATAATAATATCAGTCAGTTTAACAAAAAAGCTCACCATAATAGTCAGAATTGGTATAAGGCGGTTATTGAATGGTATGTAAATACATATGGAGGTTTACCAAGTCAGACTGGACCTGGTAAAACAGTAACTTTAATTATGGAGAGAGAACATGAGTGAAACAATTACAGAATTACAAGCATGGCGTGAATTAACTGATGTAAGAATGCAAACCAGTAACTGGAATCTAGATATATCAGTGACACAAGAAACAATGCAAGAAATAGTAGACGAAATCCATCGTCGAACACCGTGTAAACAAAATCAAGTAAATTTTGGAATGCACATTCTT